GGCGTCGAGCGTCACCGGGCCTGCAGGGTCATCAGTCACCGGACCCACCGGGCCTGCTGGTGCTGGAAGCACCAACGCCAGCGATTTGAGCACTGGCACAGTTGCTCTTGCGCGATTGCCTGCTCAAGCACGAGCGAGCACCAACCTCTACCTCTGGTCGTCGTTCCGCTAGGAGTTTTCTTTCATGGCCCTCGAACCCGCATTTGCTGTCACGCCTCGCATCGCAATAGTCAACGTCGCCACCGCAAACACGAACCGCGACGGCACTGGCACCGTTGCCACGCTCATCACAGGGGCCAGTACCGGGACGCGAATCGCGGAGATCGTGGTGCAGGCCCGCGTCACGACCACCGCAGGCATGGTGCGGATTTTCCTGCACGACGGCACCAATTTCTTCTTCTTCGATGAAGTCAGCATCGCCGCTGCAACCGTGTCTGCGAGCGTGAAAGGCACTCGTGTCAGCACGACCTTCAACAACCTCGTCCTGCCAAATGCGTCGTGGTCGATCCGCGTCAGCACGCACAACGCGGAGTCGATAGACGTGACGGCTCTCGGGGCAGACCTGTGAATGCCGGGATTTTGAATAGTGGCTATGCGGCCCCGGCTATGCCTGCGCCGATGCTGGGGAGACCAACGCCGGTCCCGTTGCCAGACGATCAGATTTATGACGCCGACGCAGCGGACTACCTACGCCGCGTAGAGGCCGCGGATGGCGCGCCGCTAGAGCGTGGGATTCGGGTGGCGATTAATGACCTCGTCGTATCGCTGAAGAATGACGGCACTTGGGGACGACTGGGTGCGGCCTGCATCCTCATGGGCGCGCGGACGCTGTCTGGTGCGCTCACGCCGCTCGTCGGCCCAGGACCAACGAACAGCAACTTCGTAACCGGCGACTACAACCGCCGCACGGGGCTAATTGGCAACGGATCGACAAAAACCCTTAACAGCAACAGAGCGCAGAACGCCGATCCGCAGGACGATGTTCATATGTGTGTCTATGCGACTTCAGTTGCAACAACTACCGGCGGCTTCCCTGTGTATATCGGCGTCGGCTCTGGCAGCGCTGGAGACTGCCACATTCTTGTGTCAAACAACGCAGTCGACGTGCTCGCTCGGATGCGCAGCGCTACGGTTGACACGTTTACTGGCCGCGCCACGGCGACGGGCCTAATCGGCTTCTCTCGCACGCAGGGCCACTGGTTCGCCGCGACCGCCGGGGCCAGCTCCCGGCAGTTCGCCCGTGCATCCCAGGCGTCGCGCACGGAAAGCACGCGAGTATTTTCTTCGCTCAACTTGAGCACCGGCGTGGCGAACTTGTTTAGCAACGCGCGTCTGTCCTGGTACAGCATTGGCCGGGCCGTCGATCTGCCGGCACTCCAGGCGAGGCTGGATCAGTTTGTCGCTGGCGTGAGGGCGGCGATATGACGCTCGGTGATTTGCCGCTCCCGATCTCCTACGACGACGCGAAACAGTACGCGCTCGTATTCACGCTGCCACTCGCCGCGCGGCTCGCCGAACTGCACGCGGTCCACGGCCATCCGGCCTGCGTTCCGGTGCCGCGAGCGATGACAGACGGGCGGTTGATGCTCTCGGCTGATCTGCTCACCGAGGTGATGCCCGGCGGGATGCTCCACGCCATGTGGCGAGCGGCAGACCAGGCGGTGCTGCTCGCAAGCGTCGAGGTGCTGCCATGGGACGAGGCCGTGGCGATGTTGCCGAGAGACGCAGACGGCGTGACAGGTTGACGCACCCGCTAGCGTCATGCCATGGAGCACGACTTCGCGCTATCCATCCACGCCTACTACGCCGGCGAGCTCGACACGGGCCGCAGGGCCTGCGAGCGACTGCTGTCGTCGCCGCTGCCCGAGGCCACCGAGCACCTCGTGCGGTCCAATCGCACCTGGTACACGCCGACACTGGACACCCTCGTGCCCGTCCTGCCGGTGCGGATCGACGTGCCGCCGGCCGAGCCGGGCTGGTCTACGTTTAATCCGACGCTGATCCGCCACGCCGGGCAGCTGCTGGCGATCGTGCGGTCGAGCAACTACCAGATCGTCAATGGCCAGTACCAGATGCCGGCGGCCGACGGCGGGCAGATCCGCACCCGGAACCAGCTCGTGCGATTCACCGGCGAGCTCGGCGTTGTGGATTGCCGCACGATCACGGACCCGGACTATCCCAGGAGCGGCTACGTCGTCACCGGCCTCGAGGACTGCCGGCTGCGGCATACCCAAACGGGTATAGGCGTGTCGGCCACCGTGCGAGACGTGGCACCGTTTACGGACGGGCGGTGCCGGATTGCAGCGGCCGACCTGGACGTGGACACGGCGACGCTGGCAAACCTCAGGGTGCTCGACAGCCTGGCCACGCCGGGCGACGAGAAGAACTGGATGCCGATCGAGGGCCGTGGCGGCTGGCTCTACGGCAGCCACATCAACGGCCACGTCGTCACGGTGGACGACGACCCGACGCTGCCGGGCGCATGGCAACTCTGCCGCCGGTCGCCGTCGCCCGTTCTCGCGCGTGGCTTCCGTGGCGGCTCGCAGCTTGTGCCGTTCCGTGATGGCTGGCTGTGCTTGATTCACGAGGTGGCGATCGTCGATGCAGGCCACAGAGCCTACGAACACCGGTTCGTGTGGTTTGACAATTGGCTGCGGCTCGCGCGGGTGTCGCCGCCGTTCACGTTCCAGGTCCACCGAGCGATCGAGTTTGCAGCCGGGCTGGTAGCCGAAGGCGACCGTGTGATCGCGTCGTATGGCGTGCGTGACGCCGAGGCATGGCTGGCGGAACTGAGGGCCGACGACGTATGGCAGCTACTCTCGTCACCGGCTACGTGAGGCTCGACAGTGTCCACCGGCCGCACGACCGCTACGCCAAACTCGGCCGCCGGCTCCTGGGCCTCGGGCAGCCCGGCGTCGCCTATTACGACGGGCCCGAAAAAGACCTCGTGTCGTGCATCACGACCAAGGTGCGGCCGACTTCGCTTAAACGCTGCTGGCTGCACGGCCCGGCCGTCGGGGCCCAGCCGCCGCACGGCGACCCGGTCAAAGACACGGTCGCCTATTGCGTGGTGCAGCACCAGAAGTCGAAGTGGCTGGCCGATGCCGCCGCAATTGTCGATTCGGACCTGCTGGTCTGGATCGACTTCGGCATCTTCCATCTGCCGCAGGTGACGGACGACCTAGTCATGGATTACCTCGACGTGATCAACGACACGGCACCACGGGACAAGATCACCGCCCCGCAGGCGTGGCCGCTCACCGGTCGCCCGCTCATCGACTGGTCGAAGCCGGCGTGGTATCTGCTCGGCGGCGTCATGGTCATGCCCACGGTGCTGTCGGGCTGGTTCCACGACAAGTGCGTCCAGTACGCCACGCTGCAACTTGAGAGCACGGGCCGGGCGACGTGGGAGGTCAACACCTGGGCCGCAATTGCCCGGGACAACCGCAACCGGTTTGCCTTCTACCAGGCCAACCACGACGAGACGATCTTCAGCGGGTACACGCCATGAAAGCCATGGCCGTCACCGGCTTCGTACACAACCCGTTCCCGGCCCGGCATCTGACCCAGGGCCAGTGTGCCGACCTGGGCGGCCGGCTGCGGGACGCCCTCGGCGTCCGCCTGCACACGTTCCAGGCAGCCCGCCTCGAGGACTGCTGGGCTCACCGGCTGCTCAGGGAAAACCCCGCGCTCATGCCGTCGTGTGCCAGCCCGCCGGCCGACCGGTTCCACGAGCCGGCCGACATGACCAAAAGCAACGTCGTGCTGTTGCAGCGGTACGAGTGGATGCGACGGGCGGCCGAACTCTACCCGGACGTCGATGTGTTTGCCTGGGTCGAATACACGGTTCTCAAGCAGCGAAACGTCACTCCCGACGTGCTGCGGTCGTTCATGGACGCCCTGGAGCAGCACCCGTGCGACTCGGTCACGCTGCCGGGCTGCTGGCCCAAAGGCGTAATTAACGACGCTGACGCTCACTGGCGTTTCGTGGGCTCGTGCTGGGTGTGCCCACGGCACCTGATTGGGTCGGTGTTCGATGCGGTCGAGACTGTGGCCAGCCTGCGGACCAGGCTCACGGGCCGCCTGTCGTGGGACATGAACACGATGGCCTACGTCGAGCTGCTCGACGTGCTGCCGGTGCGCTGGTATCCGGCGGGCCACGACGAAACGCAATTCACGCACTACGGGAGATGGTGATGACGCTGCTTTGTGAACTGGCCGACAAGCATCAGACCGACAAGGGCGGCCGCTCGACGACCTACGGTGGCGTTGCTGGCGACACTTGCCACAACTACACGCCCTCCTACGACGCCATGTTTGGCAGCCGGCGCAACACCGTTCGCCGGGTGCTCGAGGTCGGCGTCAACGCCGGCTGCTCGCTTCGCATGTGGGAGGAATACTTCCCGTCTGCCACGATCGTCGGGCTCGACATCCGCCGCGAGGTGCTGTTCACGGCCGGGCGGATCCAGTGTCACTACGCCGACCAAGGCAGCGGTGCGTCGCTTCTGGCCGCCGTGGAGGCCGCTGGCGGCGGGCCGTTCGACCTCATCATCGACGACGGGTCGCACGAGGACTGGCACCAGATCGTGACGGCGGAAACGCTGCTTCCGTTCGTGGCCCCCAGCGGGGCGTTTGTCATCGAAGACATTGAGATCGACTGCCGGCCCGAGCTGCTCGCGGCCCGGATTCAGATGCCGCCCGGTTTCGCCTGGCGGCCGGTCGCATGCGGCGTGGGCATCGGCAAGGCGCGGTGCCACCCGGCGTGCCGGTTCTGCGGTGGCGCGGCCGGCGAGACGCTCATCGTGTTTGAGAGGCTGCCGTGAAGATCGGCGTCTACGCCCTGGCCCGCAACGAGGCAAAGCACGTCGCCGACTGGGCGGCCTCGTGCCAGGAGGCCGACGTGCGGGTGGTCACCGACACCGGCAGCACCGACGGCACGGTGGAGGCCCTCGAGGCGGCTGGCGTGACCGTGGCCCGTGGCAACGTCGTGCCGTGGCGGTGGGACGACGCTCACAACCTGTCGCTCTACCACCTGCCGGCCGACGTGGACGTGTGCGTGCGGCTCGACCTCGACGAGCGGATTCAGCCCGGCTGGCGGCAAGCGATTGAGCGGGCGTGGACGGGCGGCACCAACAACCTCCACTACCGCTACGTCTGGTCGTGGCAGGCTCCTGGCGTGCCTGGCCTGTGGTTTCACTCCGACCGAGTTCACGCTCGACACGGGTTCCGCTGGTCCCAGGCGACCCACGAGGGCCTGACGTGCTGGGCCGGCGAGAAGGTGGCGGTGTTCGCCGAGGGACTGGAGATCCACCACCACCGTGACACGGGCAAGAAACACAAGACGGACCTCAAGCTCCTGCGGGTGGCGGTGCGGGAGGCTCCTCACGACCCGCGCCCGCTCTGGTATCTGGCCCGGGAGGAGGAGTGGGCCGGCTGCCCGGAGGCTGCGGCCACGTTTGCGGCCTACCTCGCCATGCCCCACGGGCAGGCGACCGAACGGGCCTATGCCTACCGGGCCATGCACCGGCTGACGGGCGAGGAGCAGCACCTGCACGCTGCCGCTAAGGCGGCCATCGGCGAACCCGACGCCTGGCAGCAGCTCGCCCTGTGCCACTACCGCCGGCAGGAGTGGGAACAGTGCTACGGGTTTGCCCAGCAAGCCATCGCATCCGAGTGGCCGAGCACCCACGCAACGGATCCGCTGGCCAAAGGCAAGGCGTACGACCTGGCGGCGGTGGCCGCCTGGAACCTCGGAAACAGGCCCGAGGCCCTCACCCTGGCCCGGCAAGCGTTGGCATCATGCCCTGACGACCCGAGGCTCGTGGCGAACGTCACGAACATGGAGCGTCTCTTGGAGGTGATGGCGTGAGTTCCATGCTAAAAGACCTCGCCGACGCTCTGGCTGATGGCCTCGACGCCACGACGTTTACAAGCGTGGCCACGCAGCCGACCGTGCAGCGGGTCAATTGGCCGAGCTACGACGTCGAGGACATGGCCGACCCGGTCGTGGCCGTGACGCCAGGCTCGGACACGATCGAGCGGGTGGATCGAACTCGGCACCAGCACGACTACACGGTCAACGTCTTCGTCGGTCGCCACGCGCCGACCGACGCCCTGGCCGACGGGATGCTCGAGCTCGCCGAGGAGATCGTAGACACGATCCTCGCCCACTCCTGGGGCGCGGTGCAGTTCCCCACGGGCGTGACCAGCCCGCAGGCGATCACGATCGACATCAACCCAGACGATGCCCTCCAGGAACGCAACGTCTGGCGGGCGGTCATCACGGTCACCTACCGGACGTTTCGCTGATGGCACGGCCACGGTCGTCTGAGACGCATGCCAAGCTCGTTCTGCAGGCGCGCATTAAGAGCCAGTTCTTCGACCGTGCCAAGGTGCGAAAGGCACTAGAGAAGGCCAACTACGAAGCATTGCGAAAAGCTGGACGTGACATCCAGGAGGCGTCGAAGCGTGGCATTGGCCAAGCGGCTCCCAGGCAAACCAAGGCTGGGCGTAAGGCCGTCAAAGCCGGGGCCATCGTAGAGTTTGTGGGCGGGCTCTACCAAGACCTGACGATGCTTGGCAGCGGCAAGCCACGGCCAGCGGGCAAGCCAATCAAGTCGTGGGCACCCAAGCGGTTCGCCTACCGGGACGTGATGTTCTTCTGGGATGACGCCAAGAAAAGCGTCGTCATCGGAGCACTCAAAGCCGACTGGCTCGGCCGGCTACACGAGTTCGGCGGGTCGCTCGTGCTGAGAGCCTATCGCATCGGCGTCGGGGCCGCCCGCAATGCCTACCTGCGGCGACGGGGGTTCCGTGGCCAAGGCCGTGACGAGCGTGGCCGGTTCACCACCAAGGTGGCCCGTGGCAACCAGTACGAATACGGTGCCCTGATCTGGTCCAACAAGCCGCTCAAGAGCAAACGCAACTGGGAAGCCACCACGATCACGAAAGTGGCTCGCTACCCGGCCCGGCCCTACATGCAGGGGGCCGCCGGCGTCCAGAAGGTCGTGGCCCGCATCCGTGAGCGGTTCCGCAACACGCTCCGCAAGGCCGGATAGCCCGGGCCACACCCCCTGCGGTCGCCCTGCCAAGCGTCCTATTCTCGGCAGCACACCCCCGCACACTCGGAGAGGCTCATGGCCATCACGCTGGGCAAAGACGTCACGATCACCGGGCTCACCGGTGCCCGCACGATCACGCTCAACAACACCGCCAACGAGATCGACGTGACCTCGTTTGCAGACGGCTCGGCCGGCTTTCGCAAGTTCAAGAAGGCGCTCATCGAGCAGACGATCGAGGTGGAGTGCGTCGATTCCCCGGGCGTCAGTATTGGGGCCTCGTTCACGCTGACCGACACGGGACTCGCCACCAACAACGGGATCGAGTACGTCGTGACCAACATTGCCCGCGGCGAGCCGATCGACGGCATCCAGACGTTCACGGTGTCGGCGTCCCGCTTCAAGACTCAGACCTGACGAAAGGAACCACGATCCATGGCCATTGCTCTCGGCAAGGACGCATCCGCTCCTCCGTTCGGCACCGACATCATCTCGGCGACGTTCACCGAGGAGGTGGAGGTCATCGACGTCACCAACCGCACCAACGCCAGCGGCACCACCGGCAACCCGGGCTATCGGGCGTTTGACGCTGGGTTCAAGTCGCAGACGTGGGAGATCGAGTGCCACGACGCCACGGGGCTGATCGCAGCCCTGGAGAGCAACACGCCGACCAGCAGCTTCCTCGTGATGAACGTCGTGGAGAACGCTGCCATCGACGGAGCGGTCACGTACACCGTCACCTGCCGGCGGGGCTGATCCCGTGGCGATCACCCTCGGCAAAGACTGCACCGTCTCGGCCGGCGGAAACGTCGCCAGTGCGCGGAACGTCACGTTCTCCTCTTCGGCCCGCACGATCGAGGTCGAGGAGTTCGGCAGCCGTTACTCGACGGTCTACACGACCGGCTACGAGCAGTCGGTGTCGATCGAGTTCAACGATTCAGCCGACGCCGCTGGCCTTATCACGGCCCTCGAGCAAGGCGCGCAGATCACCGTCTCGGGCGGTGCGGGCGGCTGGTCGTTCCCGGCTGTCGTGACTGGCGTGTCGGAAAACGATTCGATTGACGGCGTGGCTACATTCACGGTGGAAGCGCGGCGAACCCGAGAGGGGCTGCGATGAAAGAGTTCAAGGACGACGAAGGCCGCCCGTGGCGGCTGGCACTGACGGTGGCCTCGGCCATCCGAGTGCGGGACATGGTGACCGTCGAGACGGACGAGCTCGACGACAACGGCGCGACCACCGGCCGCCGCAAAAGCGAGCCGTTCGACCTGGTCAACGTCGGCACGATCAGCCAGACGTTTCAGGTGTTGCGTGGCCAGTTCGCCAAGATTGGCGAAATTCTCTACGCCATGCTGATCAAGCAGGTGGAGGAGAAAAAGCTGACGAAGGAAGAGTTCCTTGAGGGCCTGCGAGGCGACGCGCTTGATGCGGCGGCCCGGGCCTTGGAGCAGGAGCTCGTCGATTTTTTCCCCCTGCGGCTGCGAAAGATGGTCGGCCTGCTCGCAGCCAAGATGGACGAAATGTCCGTCGAACTGATGGACAGGGCCGAGGCCGGGCTGGCGGGGATCACGGCGGCGGATCTACCTGGGATGCCATCTGGGAAGCCGCCGGAATCCTCGGAGTCCACCCCGGAAAGTGGACTCTCCGACAACTCATCGCCGCCCGCCAAAGCCGCTTAGAGCACGACTGGTGGCACACGGCAAACCTGATCTGCACGCTCGCCAACCTGCACCGAGACAAGAACAAGCCCGCCCAAGAGCCGTCGAAGTTCCATCCGTTCGCCAAGAAGAAGCCCGCCCGCCAGGCCACGCCTGAAGAAATCGCCAAGCTGCTCGGACCCAACTGGCATGAGGTGAAAACGTGAGTGCCGGTCGGATTCGTCAAGGCGGTGTGTTTGTCGAGATCGGGGCGGATGCCCGGCAGTTCTTCGCTGCGCTGAACAAGGTGCAGAAGGAGGTGGCCCGGGTCGGACAGGCGATGACCTCGATGGGCTCACGCATGGCCGGCATCGGGGCGGCCATCGGTGCGCCCATCGTTTTGGCTGCTCGCCAGTTTGCCGGATTCGACGACGCCATCCGGCTCACGGGCGCTGTCAGCGGTGCGACTGGGGCCGACTTGCAAATGCTGAACGACCGGGCCCGCGAGCTCGGTGCCACCACTTCGTTTACGGCCATTCAGGTGGCCACGCTCATGGGCGAGCTCGGCCGGGCTGGCTTCAAGCCCGACGAGATCAACGCCATGACTGGTGCGGTGCTCGACTTGGCGAGGGCTAGCGGCACCGACGCTGCACTTTCGGCTGGAATCATGGCTGCGACCTTGCGGCAGTTCGGCTTGGGGGCGACCGATGCCACCCGGGCTGCCGACGTGCTGACGGCTGCGGCAAATTCCACGTTCAACACTGTCGAGGGCCTGGGTGAATCGCTGAAATACGCCGGACCGGTCGCCAAGTCTCTTGGCATGAGCCTTGAGGACACGGCAGCCATCCTTGGCGTGCTCGGAAACGTCGGCATTCAGGGCAGCGAGGCCGGCACGGCCCTGCGGCGATTGTCGGTCATCTCGGCCGGTGCTGGCGAAGAATTGCAGAAGTTGTTCGGCGTCAGCAACATGGATGCGGCCGGCAACCTGAAGCCGCTTGTTGACATCTTGGACGAGATCAACAAGGTCACGGCCGGGATGCCGGTTGCCGAACGCACCAGACGGATGGCCGAGGCGTTTGGGCTGCTCGGCATCACCTCGGCCAATGTGCTGTCGTCTTCGGCTGAAGGCGTTCGCGGCCTTGCCGATCAATTGCGGGCAGCCGGCGGCACCGCCGCTCGTACGGCCAAGGAAATGGACGCTGGCCTCGGCGGGTCAATGAGGATCCTGCTGTCCGCGATTGAGGGCACCGCTCTGGCGATTGGCGATGCGTTGGCCCCGTCGCTACAGCAAGCCGCCAAGTTTGCTGAGCAGACTTCCACGGCCATCACGTCGTTCGTCAAACGCCACCAGGAGCTAGTCGTCAGCGTGGCCAGCGGCGTGGCCGGCTTCGCCGCCGCAGGCGTAGCCATGTTGGCGATGGGCCACGTCGTGAGCATGGTGGCGTCTGTGTTTGGAACGCTGCTCATGGCATCCAAGGCCGTCGTCGCGCCGTTGTTTGCCATCGTGGCCACCGTGTCGTCGATGATCATGTCGTTCGCCGCCGCAGTGGCTGGCATACTGGCGTATTCGGCCACCTCGATCGCGGCGGCAGCGGCCAGTGGTGCGGCATGGGTAGCGGCTCACGCGCCGCTCGCCATCCTTCTTGGGCTTATCGCCGCTCTGGGCGTGGCGGCATTCAACCTTGTGGGCGGGTTTGATGGCTTGTCTGCCAGCATTCGCCAGGGCGTGGCATCGGCAGCGACCGATGCGTCTGTGGTGCTATCTGACCTGGGCCGTGTGGCTAAAACGACGATGCAGGGCGTTTACGACTCTATCGTGGCCGGCGACCTCGAGGGGGCCATGGCCATCGCGCTCAAGGGCCTGCTGGCGGCGTGGATCCGTGGTACGAGCGCCCTGCAAGGCAAGATCGACGGGTTCTTTGCGTTCATCATAAACAGCGCCGACGCCGCAGCGACGATTGCCAGCAATCCGCTCATTGCCTTTGATGCGATCCAAAGCCCGGAAATTGTCGCCGATCGCCGAGCGTTGCAGCGCCGGCAGGACGCGCGGCTCAATCGAGTCACGGCCGACCAACTGTCTCGTGATGCCAAGGCGGTAGACGCGGAGAACGACCTGCGGAACATGACCCGAGATGCGGGCCTAACTCGCACGCTGCGTGGCCAGGCGGATGGCGTGATCGCTAGCGTTGGCAACGCTGGCTCAATGCAGCAGTTAACTGATTTGGCCGACGAGTTCTTCACACTCAAGGAAACCGGCCGGCTGGCTGCTGAACAGCAGCAGAAGTATGCCGACGCTGTGGACGCCGCCACGGAACGACTCAACGACCGTGGGTCGCCTGTTGTGGACGCAGGAACGCCAGCCGGCGGTCCCGGCGTGCCGCCACCACCACCGCCTCCAGATCCGGCCGCCCTGCAGCGAGCGGCCATGGCCGCCGCCGCAAGCCAAGCCGAAGTGGCCGGAACGTTTTCGGCCGACGCCGCTGGCGGCATGAGTTTTGGTTCGTCGCTGCAGCAAAAGCAGCTAGAAGAGCTCAAAGGTATCCGCGAAGAGGTCAAGAAACTGAACGACGACGGAGCCGTGGCCGCCTAATGCCTACCTTCACTTGGGTCGAAGACCAGTCGAGCCGGTCCGCATCCATCGTCCGCAAGGGACGCAAGGCGACCAGCAACTACAAAAAGTCGTGGAAGATCTTCGGCTCGTCCGACGACTTGGCCATCCACGCCGACATCGACCAGACGCTGTGGTCGCAATACCTGTTCTGGCAATACCCCGGACAGCCTCAGAACCAGCTGCACCTCGACCACTACACGCTGGAATACTTGGGCGATGAAGCGTGGCAGCTCGAGGCCACCTACGTCAAGGAAGGTGCCGAGGATCCGAGTGGCGACAGTGGCGGCGGCGGCGACGGCAGCGGCAATGGGTTCCGCCGGAGCCGGTCGTTTGACACCAGCGGCCAGACGTCGCACATGACGCAGGCGATCGCCGTTCCGCCAGATACTGGGGAGCGCAAGTATCAGCCCGGCCTTGCAGACCCTGCGCCAGATATGTCGGGCATCATCGGCGTGGACGGCAATTCCGTTCAGGGCGTGGACGTGGTCATTCCGGCGTTGCAGTGGACGGAGAGCTACGACGTGCCGGCTGCGTACGTCACCACTGCCTACATCAAGGCATTGTCTCGTGTCACAGGCACGGTCAATAACGCTGCGTTCCGTACGTTCCCGGCTGGCGAGGTGTTGTTTCTTGGTGCGTCGGGATCGCACGAGTGGGACGCAGAAAAAGGCGACGGCCCGTGGAGCCTGACGTACAAGTTTCTTGCCAGCCCGAACGCAGGTGCTGGGCAGACGCTGCCGGCACTCACCGTTGGCAACATCAGTGGCATTGAGAAAAAGGGCCACGAGTACCTGTGGGTGCGGTACGAGAACGCCGTCTCCGACTCCACGCTTGTCAAGGTGCCAAAGCACGTCTACGTGAATCGGGTGTACCGTGACGCCAACTTCGCCGACCTCGGCATTGGCACTGGAGTCGGTGGCTAATGCCTCGCCAGGACGGACGCATCGAGCAGGGGCAGTCGCTGAAGTCGGCGATCTCGGCGCGCGCTTGGAACCGGGCGCAGGATGCGGCGGATATTGTGCTGGGGGGGCAGTATGGCTTCGCAGGGCAGCCAGAAATTCCACAACCACAAGCGTTGTATCGCTCAGTTCGCGTGGTGAAACCTTCGCCTTTCCGTCAGCTTCGATTTGGAATGATTGTTTTTTCTTCTACCGGCGTTCCGTCTGGCGATTCCAACCAAAATGCGATTGGAGTCATTCCTCCAGGCACCGTTGGATTGGATTTCGCCGAGCCTTCGTACGCTGTTGCGTTTTCAGATCGCCGCCAGACTGCAAATAAAACTTTTGGCGTGATCGTGAGCGGCACATTGCCGGAACAAAACGGCGGCGCAACCGTAGCCAAAATTTGCACTAACGGAACTTGTTTGGCAATTGTGCGAAAAAACCCAGGTGTGTTTCTGCCAAAAGTCAGGCCCGCTGTTATTCGCTACGACTCCGACACCCAATACAATCTTCAAGGAATTGCAGAGGACACGGAATGTGGCCCTGCGGATCTTGTGTATTGGACAAACATTCGAGCGTTTAGCGCATCGCGACAAAACGCTGAAAACGTTGCGTCACCAGAACCGCTAGACGAAACCTTGGAAAACGTTTACTACGCTGTGGTTCGGCTTTAATGAGCGAGTGTCATGACTGCGACCAGGTGGAAATCGACCTGCTGATTGGTCGAGAGCCGTGGCGCGTATCTCGCAGCGTAGGGCATACCGGTCCAACTGGTGCGATTGGCGTCGCGCAAGACATGCGTTCGCCAACTGGCCCTTATGCGGCAATTGTAGAGCCGGAATTGTGTGGATGCGGACCTGTGGGGATTAACGCTACCGCTACGTTTGGCTGGGTGCAACGCGAAGTTTTTCAAGATGGAACGCTGTTTGTCTACGCACTAGCCAACGACGACTTGTCCGCTGGAGCGTGGGTTTCAGTGGAAATAATTGCAAACCGGGACATTCCGATCGATACGGTTGACCGTGCAACTTTGCCCCTGTCGGCAGGAAACGATGCGCTTACCTTTGGTTTTGGGAGTCCTGGCAGTTTTTACGACATCCTAACCAGCGCCGTACACATTGAAGATGGCTCGTATGTCGTGGCAGAGCGAAGCATGCTAGTTACGATCCAAAACAACTCGTATGCAGATAGCGCTACACCTGCGTATTTCAAAAACGCGAGATCGCGTGATTTTACTGGTCCCGTCAGGGTCGCTGCAGGATACGGATCCACTGTGATCCATGAACTTGAAGGCATGGCCCCAGCAGCATCACGCTTGAACAATATTTATTCGGCAACCAGTTTGAGTGTTGCGGCAATGCCGTTCGACAACACCTGGCAGTCGTCTGCCGCTGTCACTCGGGTGTCTTTGTTGGCGCGTTTCGATGACCGCTCTGTTGCACTTCCCGTAAATATTCCAAATACAGAGTTTTCTCCGAACGAAGATGCCTCGCTGCTTAGGAACGCCATTCGTTTTGACTACGACGCCGCTCGCGTGCCAAACGCACAGACGGAACCACTCAATCCGCCTTACGGAATAGCGCCGGCAACAGTAGATCGCGTACTTGTGCGCCATGTCGTCGGCAATCGGCGAACAGACGTAATTGTGCCTGCTTCTGCGACTGGGCCAAAAAACGCGGAGTTGCCGCCGATTACGAGTGCTCCGCTTAGGACAAATGCAAGTTCGTTTTTTATTCGCTATGGCGACAACAGTAGTGTGCCGCGGTCGGTGTTTGAAGACACTCGCCATAGCTTGCGGGCTGACATGCATGACAAGCCGCAATGCTATGCATTTGACGGCCCAACGTGGCATGAGCGTTCACTGGTGCGTTACGGATCAAATCTTGCTGTCGATGGAGCGCGCCACAAATTGACCGTATCTTTTGACTGGCAACCGCCAAGCGCAAGTCAGTACGCACTTGTGCGAGCCACATCGGGCGGAAGCTGGGCAATCCGAATCAATCCCCCTTTTGAACTTATTGGCGGCAGCGTAATCGATTTGCGCCCATCAATTCAAACGTCAAATCTAATGCCCGGAATGTATGCATCCGCAACTTGCGAGCTTGCGGAAATTGAAATTGACTCCGTGCCCGGCGAGTTCCGCCGCACGAACAATGAAATTGTGGAATATGATGTGCCAGTAGATTTGCGTGTTCAGCCATTTATGCATGTATGGGCATACACTGACATTTTGCAGTCTGCAAGGCCAGCTCCATCGTCCGTGTCGTTGCCATTGCCTGGCGAGTCCGAAATGACGCTGGATGCATACACACAATATGCCGCAGCTTCTCCGGCAGCATGGGGACTGCAGTTTCTGTCTTTTCCATCCGCGACGCTGCGTCTTCATGTTGAATTGTGGGCAAAACTCATGCTTCGCACGGTTGAACCTGTACATCCTGAATACAACCGACTTCCGTTTGGCATGAATTTAGACAAGTGGGACGGAGAGCGAGTTTGGTACGCGCGCCTCGTCGCGCCGCAGCCCGTGGTGTTTGTTTTGACCCCGCAGCAATGCGACGCGATTGGCAACGGCCAAACCGTATCTGGATTGCGACGCCGGGCAAATCCGCAAAATTTAAACAACACTGCTGAAACTGGTTCTCCATGTAGCGTGACGTGCTCATTTGCCTAAACGGGAGCCGACTGTCATCTGACTTGCGGGCGCAATCGACATTTGTTTTGTCGTTCCTGCCCCACCCCCTGCGGATTAGCCTCCAGCCGCCATACGCTAGCGGCACACCACTCAGGGACGCCCGATGGCCGTCTTTTCGCAGCTTCCGGCCGACCCGTGACGTGGTAGACAAGCTCGCCACGTCTCGGAATTGGTGCTCCACATGACATTCCGCACCGCCCTCGCTGACCGTCTCGCCGCTGCGGCCCCGCCGCTGCCGCCGGTCGCCGACTACCGTGGCCTCGTCATCGTCGCCGGTGGTGAGCTCTACGGCCGGCTGGCGTGGAACCTCATCACCACGCTCCGGGGCCTGGGCTGCACGCTGCCGGTCGAGCTGTGGCACTTCTCCCACGAGATGCCCGAGCCGATGCGTTCGGTGTTCACAAGTGAGCCGGGCGTTCGCCTGGTGGACGTGGGCCAATACTGCCGGGAGCACGGCATTGCTACACGGGCCGTGGCCCGGTCGCCGCAGCACGCAGGGTGGTGGCTCAAGTCATTCGCCCTGCGGCATTGCGGGTTCGCCGAGGTCATGCTCTTGGACGCCGACAACGTGCCAGCCGTCGATCCCACCTGCCTGTTCCACGACACGGCCTACGAGCGGGCGGGTGCGATGTTCTGGCCCGACCTGCCGCCCAGCCGGGAGCGTGGCCAGTGGGTGCCCGAGGGGGCGTGGCGGGCCGTGGGCCTCGAGCCCGTGCCGACGGCCCGGCCGTTTGAGTCTGGGCAAATCCTGGTAAACCGCCGCCGGCACCTTCATGCCCTCGACGTGGCCCTGGTGCTGAACGACCACAGCGACGAGGTCTACCAGTTCGTCTACGGCGACAAAGACACGTTCCTGCTGGCGTGGCACCTCTGCGGGCAGCGTTACCACATGCCGCCCAAAAACCCAGCGTGGCGGCATCCGGCTATTTGCCAGCACGACAGCAACGGGAACCTGGTCTTCCAGCACGCCTGTGCCGCCAAGGCCGAGATCGCCCGGGGCGAGGTCGTGCCGGGCATCGTCAATCGCCGGTTCGCCCCGGATGCCGCTGCCGAGTTCGACCGGCGGGCCGCAGCGGCACTCGCCCGCTGGACGCCTCATGTAGCGTGACCGGCATGGCACCGGTTCGCAAACGACGAACGGTCTACGTGGGCGACCAGCGCTGGAAGATCCAGCGCAACGCCAGGCTGCGGGACTGCGACGGCAAATGCGACTACAAGACCCGCACGATTTTCCTGCGGGCGGGCCTCCACGGGTCCGACCTGCTCGACACGATCCTCCACGAACTCATTCATGCCCGCTGGCCCGACTTGTCGGAGGACGCCGTGTGCGAGTTCTCCGAGACGGTCAGCGCCCTGCTCGATGCGGAAGGATTCCGACAGCCTGACGACCACGAGGAGTGATGCCATGGCGAAGGCCAGCATTATCGAAGAGGTGGCGGCGTTGATCCCCGAGAACCCGGGCGTACGGCCCTGGTGGGACCGGCTCGACGCCAAGCAGGCGGCACTGGCCGCCGAGATCCTGGCAGCGTGGAAGGCCGGCACGTTCGGTAGCAAGCGGCGGCCCGCCGCCACGGCGATTGCGGCGGCCCTGCGCCGGCACGGAGTGAACATCGGCTACCAAGGAGTGGATACATGGCTACGCCGTCTCGGAAAGTAGTGGCCGAGGTGGCCGCCGACGTGGCCTCGGCCGAGCAGCTGGCCGCCGACGCTGAATTGGCTCGGCTGCGGAGCGAGGTGGCGTCGTACCGAAATAGGTACAAGGCGGCCCTCGCCCAGATCGACAAAGAGCGGGAGCGGGCGGACGCCCTCGTGTCGCTCAAGGGCATCGACTCGGCCGGAGTTCGCGAATCGCGAACGGGCAAGACGACAAAGCATCCGGCCACGATGGTCGTGATGCTCTCAGACATCCACTGCGAAGAGACAGTGCGCCCCGAGACCGTCAACGGGCTGAACGAATTCAACCTCGACATCTGCGACGCGCGGCTCGCTGAACTCTGGGAACGGTTCTTCGCCATGCTTGAGCACGAGCGGCAGCTGTGCCGCATCGACCGGGTGTGCATCTGGATTGGCGGCGACGTGATTACTGGCATGATCCATCCCGAGCTCGCCGAAGAAAACAGCCTGCACCCCCTGGCGGCGAAGCGGTGGATCGGCTCGCGGCTCCGCGGGTTCATCGATGCCGTGAGCGGCAAAGCGAAACAAATAGTGGTAGCGACTTCCTGCGGGAATCATGGCCGAACAACTGAGAAGCTCCGCACGAACGAGGCGGACACGTCATACGAACACGACCTCTACCTGACGATGCAGGCCGAGGAGCGTCGGAAGAACGTCCGCTGGCTTGTGGGCGAAGGGCATTTGAACTACGTCGATCTCGACGGGTTCGTGGTTCGGTTCTCGCATGGTCACTCAGTGAAGTACCAAGGCGGAATCGGGGGCGTGCATGTGCCACTGCGAAAGAAGATCGCCGCGTGGGACGCCACGAGCCGTGCTGACTTGACGTGCATTGGACATTGGCACCAGTTCAGTTGGGGCCGCTCGGGCCGCTACATCACGAACGGAAGCGTTATCGGCTACTCCGCGTACGCCGTGCGCATCGGTGCTGAAGGCAGCGAGCGACCGTGCCAGGCCGCGTTCGTGATCGACCACGGGCGAAACGAAGTCACGAAGGCGTATCCCCTGTTCTGCGACCGCGACTTGAGAAAGGCAAAGGAATGACGACCACGACTCTGCAACAGGCGAACGACGTGCTGCGACAGGCCGTGGCGGACCGACTGGCCGGCACGCCAACCGACGATCCCAAGATGGCCGGCTACACGCCGATGGCCGCCTCGCTCGCCGGCTGCAAGCCCGCCCAGGAGGCGGCGGCACGCTGTTTTGATACGACAACCCAGAGCGTGCCGGTAACTCCCGAGGAGCCCGTGGCGTCGATTCCCGTGGACTGGATTCTCCAGGGCGAGCGTGAACTGCGGCAGCAGCGTCTCACCGGCGATGGCGTGAAGAACGCTCCCAGTGATACCTACGCCGAGTGGCAGCCGTCGTTTCAGGGCGACGCACTGCGGCCCGGGTCGGCCGAGTTCCTGGCCGTGCTCGACGAGCTCAAGCAGCTGCACCTCCGCAAGACGCTCGACTACGGCGTGGACGAAGACGCCCTGTCAAATATCCGCATGTCGGCCGACATCGTAAACCTTCCGGCGTGGGCCGGATGCGTGCTCCGCATGATGGACAAGATGCACCGGCTCCGGGCGTATTTCAGGCGCGGCAAGGTCGAGTTCGACGGCCTCGAGGACACGCTCAAGGACATCGCCTGTTACGCCGTGATTGCCGAAGTGCTGCGTCGTGAGGGCCACACACCCTGCCTGGCGGGCAAGCGACAGGCGTAGCCTCGGGGCGTGATCGCTCACGCCCATTTTCGCCGAGGCGGTGAACAAGGCCGCGAGCCGCTCGCTGCCCCGGGCGACGTGCAGTCGCTCGCCAAGGGCTACACGCCGAGCCAGGCGTTTTGGGGCAAGGTCACGAGCAAACGGCCCGAACGGCTGTCGCCGGAAGATCTCGCGCTCCAGGCGTTTCGCTTGGGCGTAAAGCCGGCCACCCTGCGATCGGCCATTGAGTCGGGAGCCCTCGATGGCTGACACGCTCACCGACTCACTCACCGGGCAGTTTCGCACGTCGATGCAGTGGACCCGCACCGACACGCAAGAGGTCGGCACGGTCACGAACCGCAAGACCGCTAGTGGCACCTACACGCTGACCGACGGCGACGGGCCGGGCGAGGCCGACCTGGTGTTCGCCGACTCGCGCACCATCCCGGCAAACACGGTCGAGGAGTTCGATCTGCTGAACCTGACGCAGCAGGCCCTCGGAGTCACGGTGCCGTTCACGTTCCGCCAGTTGCGGGCGATCCGAGTCGTGAACACGAGCACGACTGCCGGCCGGCGGTTGCTTATCGGCGTCGATCCTGGGCGGCCCACGGTCGTCTACGCCGCCGAGGTCGGGCCCGGCTCCGAGTGGTTTTCGATTAACCAAACGGATGCTTGGGAGGTCACGGCCGACAACAGCGTGATCCGCATCAGCAACCCCAATGCAGCGTCCGTGACGTACGAGCTGTACCTGTTCGGCACCTCGGTGGCAGCGGGAGGCAGCGGCAGTGGCAGCTAGTTTCTCGCTCATCGGGGCGCTCCGGGTCGTGCCGACGTGGGCCGACGACCTCAACACGACCACCGTCACCGATTCGGCGACGGCCAATCTCACGTTCGCCATTGCCGATGGCACCGGCGACGACCAGGCCAACGGCTACCACAAAGACGTGATCACCGTGGCCGCTAGCGCCACGACGACGATCGACCTCCGGGCGTTGCCGCTCAAGCTATTCGGCGGCACGGGCACGCTGTCGCTCGCCAAGGTCAAGGCCCTGCTGATCGTCAACCGCTCGACGACGGCCAGCCTGGCGGTCAACGGCAGCACGACGAACCGGTGGACCGCCCTGTCGGCCGGCGCGATGACGCTCGGGCCTGAGGGCGTGCTCTACGTCACGCATCTAAACGCCGGCTATGCGACGACCGCCACTGACAAGGTGATCGCCATCACGAACAACGGGGCCAGTGCGGCCGACGTCGAGGTCTACATCGTGGGAGTGAAGTCATGATCGGAAGTGCTCCTGTGACGGCGACGGAAAACCTGCTGACCGTGTCGGAGAAGATCCGAGCGTTTATCGCCACGGCCAAGGTGGCCGCCACCAACGGGCTCACCGTCGGCGAGTTTGCCGAGCTCACCGTGGCCTTGCTTCGGGTGGTGGTCGCCGCCCTCGACACGATTCCGGGCGACGGGCCGGGCAAACGGGAATGGGCCCTCGAGGCCGTCGGCCAGTTGTTCGACGCCGTCGCTAACAAGTGCATCCCGACGCTGGCGTGGCCCGTGTGGCTGGTCGTGCGGCCGGCGGTTCGGTCGCTCGTGCTCATGGCTGCCAGCGGTGCCATCGAATCGCTGCTGCCTCTCATCAGGAAGGTCGCCACATGACTACGGGTCTGCTCGTCATCGCCGTCGCCATCGCCCTGGCATGGCCGTGGATCAAGGCCCACGCGCCCACGATGGACCTGACCCGGCTGGACCGGCACCACTATGCCGCCCTGGCCCTCGGCGTGGCCGCCCTGCTGTCGTTCGCCAACCGCTCGACTGGCAAGCCTGAACCCGAGCCCGGCCCGCCACAGCCCACCACGCTTGATCTGCGGGGCACCTTTGTCGGCCCTGACGCCGCAGCCAATGCAGCCACCACGGCGGCCCTGTGCCACGAGCTGGCCGCCGAGATCGAATGGGACGCCACACAGCCGAATCCGCTGATCACGACCGGCGTCGCCTTTGACGAGCTGCGGACGCGCAGCCGGCTCCTGCTCTGCCGAGGCGTGAGCCTGGGCGAGAAGCATCCCCGGGCCCGGGCGGCGATCGAGGCGTATCTCAATGCCAACGCTGGCACGTCTGGCGGCCCGCTGACGCCCGAGGCTAAGTCCAAGTGGGTGGCGGCCTACCGTGAGGTCGGTGAGGCTGCGGAGGCCGCCGTGCGATGAGCGTGACGCCCCGCGCCCGCTGGCAGATCGTCGCCGCCCTGGTGCTCCTGGGGCTGGGATTGTGGCTGGCCATCCAGCCCGGTCGGGCTCCGGTCGTCGGCGACAACTTCGGATATACGCCCAACCCCGAAGGTGTGGCCGAGTTCCTCGCTGAACTGGGTGAGCAGCGGTTCTTCCGCCAGGCCGCCCCCGAGGCCATGGCAAAGGCCGAGCGGGTGGACACGTTTCTCTATCGGGCGATGGCCAAGGCCCACCAGGCCCGCTACGGCCGGCCCTGGGTAGTCGAGCGGCAGGGCATCGGAGACTGTGTGGCCTGGGGCGCGATGCACGCCGTGTGGTGTAGCGAAAGCATCTCGTGGGATCTGAAGCTTGTGCCCGAACCGCCGCTGATGCCGAGCGTCGAAGCGATCTACGGCGGCTCGCGCGTGGAGGCCCGCAACAAACCCGAGGGCTCGGGCGGGTGGAGCGACGGGTCATTCGGCGGCGCGGCTGCCCACTGGCTGCGGGACTGGGGCGTGGTCTACCGCCAGCCGTTCCCGGATCTCGGCTACGACCTCACGGCCTACTCGGCGGAACGGTGCAAGCAATGGGGCAACTGGGGCGCGGGTGGGCAGGGCGACAAAGGCCGGCTCGACGCCGTTGCCAAGAAGCATCCGGCCCGGCACGTCGTGGCTGTCCGCACCTGGGAGGAATGCGTGGCGGCCCTCACCGCCGGCTTCCCGGTGACCATCGCCTCGAGCCAGGGCTTCGCCAGCCGTACCGACGAGTCGGGCGTGCTCGCCCCGTCTGGCACCTGGATGCACCAGATGTGCCTGGTCGGAATTCGCTTCGCCGAGAAATCGCCGCCCGGCGTGCGGCCGGTCGATGCGTGTCTCGTGCTCAACAGCTGGGGCACGAAGTGGCTGACCTACGCCGGCAAGTATCCGGCTGACCAGCCCGATGGTTCGTTTTGGGCCGAGCGCCCGGTCGTCGAGCGAATCCTGAAGCAAGGCGACTCGTACGCCATCGGCGACATCAAGACTGGGTTCGCGTGGCGCGACATCCATAACGGCCGGTGGCTGATGCCGGCACCGATCGACTCCCTATCGTCCAGCGGGACGGCAGTGCCCATGAGCCTGTCGCTCGCGCAGTGAGGTGATGATGAAGCTCGACCGCAACACGCTGATGATCCTGGCCACGGCGTTCGCAATCGGCTATTGGCTCGCTGGCGGCAAGCCGGAACCGGAGCCCAAGCCGCTCGACGATCGGCCCGTGGTGCGGTGGATCGTCCGCACGGCGAAGCAGCTGCTCTGGATTGCCGTGTTCGTCGAGCCCGCCCCGGCAGACGTCACCGATCGGCATCTGGCTCGCACACACACGGTCGGCCCCGATGGCTATGCCGTGATCGACCACGGAGACGGCTGGTGATGACGCTCTGGCATTGGATCCTCTGGGTGCTGACCTGGCTGTCGAGCGACCCGGCGTCGTTTGACCGGGAGGCCGGGCGGGCCGCCGCCGCCGTCACGGCCGCCAGGGCCAGCATGGCCGTCGAGCCCCCGGCACCCACGCCGCCCGGGCCAAAGCCGCCCAAGCCCGAGAAATGCACCGAGTGCAACGGCACCGGCTGGATCGTCCACGGCGACGGGCACCGCACTCGCTGCCCGTGTGGAGCCACTGGCT